ATAAAGCATATACCATCTAATAAATTTTATTATGGTGTTAGATATGCTAAGGGGTGTCATCCATCAGATTTATGGGTAAGCTATTTTACTAGTTCTAAACATATTAAATATTTGATAGAAAAAGATGGCAAAGATTCTTTTGATATACAAATTAGAAAATTATTTTTAGACATAAATAAAGCTAGAAGTTGGGAACATAAAGTTTTGACTAGATTAAACGTTATTAATAGATTAGATTTTATAAACAAATCAAATAATATGTCTATATCTATAGAAGCTGCAGCTTCAGCAATGAAAGGTAAAACTCAGTCTGATAAGCAAAAATTAATAGTACAAGCAATAGGTAAATCTAATTTAGGCCGTAAACACACTAAAGAATTTAAAGAAAAAATTAGTTTATCTTTAATTGGTAATACTAGAAAATTAGGTGTAAAAGAATCAATTGAAACTCGATTAAAAAAGAGTTTATCTAAAATTGGTAGACCTAGTAATGCTATCGGTAATTATCAACCAAGATGTGCTTGTATTATTTGTAAAAAAGAAACTACTAGTGGTTCATTAAGCCGCCACTTTAAGTATAATCATTAAGGAGAAATAAAATGGCCAACGTATCCGATTTTAAAAGTCAGTTAATTGGCGGCGGCGCCCGTCCTAATCAATTTCGTGTTGAACTAACATTCCCAACATTCGTTGGTATTGGTGGTTTAGTTGGCTTAAATGCTCAGTTTTTATGTAAGGCTGCTCAATTACCAGCATCAACTATTAATAATATCGAAACATTTTACCGTGGTCGTCCAGTAAATTTTGCTGGCGAAAGAACATTCTCACCATGGACTGTTTCAATTTACAATGATACTACATTCTCCATTAGAAATGCAATGGAAGTTTGGTCTGATGGTATTATTAATAATTCACGTACAAATGGTATTACTAATCCCCGCGATTATCAAGTTGATATGTTAGTTCATCAGCTTGATCGTAATGGTGCAATTGTTAAGACATACAAGTTTGTTGATGCATATCCAACAAGCACCGGTGCAATTGGTCTTGATTATGAATCAAATAACCAAATTGAAACATTTGATGTTGAATTTACGTATAACTATTGGACTTCAAACACATCATCTGGCGGATCAGGCTTTGGTATCACGACAACCGTCGATACTCCACTCGGTTCGTTCCCACTAAATATCTAATAAATAGATTTTTAGTGGCTTAGGAAAAATATTATAATGGCTGGTATCGAATTATTTGGTTTTGAGATTAAAAAGAAGCAGGAAAAAGATATTCCTACAGTGGTTGTTCCGTCATCAGATGACGGGGCAACCGTTGTATCATCTGCAGTTGCATCTTATTATGGTCTAACAGTTGATCTTGAAGGCACCGTTAAGAATGAAAACGATTTAATTAAGCGTTATCGCGAAGCTGCACAATATCCTGATTGTGATTCGGCTATTGAAGATATTATTAATGAAGCTATTGTTCAAGATGAAGAAAAAAATCCAATTAGTATAAATCTTGAAAAATTAAAAATATCAGAATCTATTAAAAATAAAATTCGTGATGAATTTGATATAGTTCTTAATCTATTTAAATTTAATTTAAAGGGATATGACATCTTTAGATCATGGTATATTGATGGTAGACTATATTACCAAATTTTATTAGATGAAAATAGACCAAAAAATGGTATTTCTGAATTACGTTTTATTGATCCACGTAAAATTCGTAAGATCAAAAATATTAAAAAGAAACGTAATGAAAAAGGTATTGAAGTTGTAGAATCAATTGAAGAATATTATCTTTATAATAATAAAGGTATTAATGAGAATTCAACACAAGGAGTTAAATTATCTCTTGATTCTATTGTTTATTCTCATTCTGGGCTTCTTGATCCTGTAACAAATCTCGCTTTAAGTTATTTACATAAAGCTGTTAAACCAGTAAATCAACTTAAAATGATTGAAGATGCGCTAGTAATTTATCGTATTTCACGCGCACCTGAGCGTAGAATTTTTTACATTGATGTAGGTAATTTACCAAAGCTTAAAGCAGAGCAATACGTCAATGATATTATGAATAAGTTTCGTAATAAGATTGTTTATGATGCTGCTACTGGTGAAGTTAGAGATAATCGACGCCATATGTCTATGATGGAAGATTTTTGGATGCCACGCCGTGAAGGTGGAAAAGGTACAGAAATTACTACATTACCTGGTGGTCAGAATCTAGGTCAAATTGAGGATATCAATTATTTTCAAAATAAGTTATATCAATCATTAAATGTACCAGTTTCTAGACTTCAACCACAACAAGGTTTTACTCTTGGTAGATCTACTGAAATTAGCAGAGATGAAATAAAGTTTAATAAATTTATTAATCGTTTACGTAAAAAGTTTTCAAGTATTTTTTATGATACTCTTCGTGTTCAGTTAATTGCAAAGGGTATCATTAGAGCCGATGAATGGGAAGAGTTATCAACTAATATTTCATTTGATTTTGAATCAGATAATCATTTTACGGAATTAAAAAATAATGAGATCATTCAACAGCGTTTGAATGCACTACAACTTATTGATCCATATGTCGGTAAGTATTATTCTATTAATTTTGTTCGTAAGAATGTATTAATGCAAAATGAAGAAGAAATGAAAGAAATTGATAAAGAAATTAAAGATGAACAAAAACAAATGATGGACCATGCTGAATTGCAAGGACAACTTGCTCAAGCACAACAAGGAGAATAGGAATGAGTGTAAGAGATCTAATTGATGCCATTTATGTTGGCGACTCAGAATCAATTGAAACCGCTTTTAACCGTGAAATGGCTGAGCGTATTTCAACTCGTTTAGACACAATGCGTGTTGAAGTAGCTAAGAATATGTTTAATGAAAAGCAAGATGTAACTATTGAGTCGGTAGAACAATAATATATGTATTTTAAACAGTTTTCTTGTAAGCTATCAAGTAGTATTACTGGACATGAGATTCAATCTCAATTCCATTGCTATGATCATCTTATTGAGAAAACTGTTAATGGTTATATTTTAATTGATGGTGAAACTACTTCATATCAATCAATTGATGAAGCCCGCGATTATCTTTGTCAAGCGCAATATTCAGAGCATATTGAACAAGATTTAGCCAAAGATCTTTATGAAGAGCTTGCTGATACTACCGTAGCAGATATCATTCGCGAATATCATGATGTAAAAATAACTGATACTTTAATTGAATCATACCGTGAACTAGCTGCATCTAAAATTTTTACAGTCGATCCAATTGCCCAAAGAATTCGTGAACTAAATTCGTTTGATTATCTTGTTGAGAATAAAATTGATTATCAATTAAACGATGGATCAATTATTGCAATATCTAAAGAAACTCAATCAATTATAAATAATCTATTACAAAACAATAAAGATGTTGTTACACATATGCGTGAGAGTAAAGAAAACTTTCTATCAGTTATTGATATGTTAAAGGAATAAAAATGGCTGTTCAAAAGTATATTTTAAAGAATACTAATCAAGAAACTGTTGTTAAAGTTTCTGGATCTGACGGTAGTGTAACAATTACTCTTAATTCTGATTTAATTGCAAATACTCAAGTACTTCAAGGTACTACACAAACCGTTAATATTATTTCAGCTAATTGGACTGGATCTAGAGGTTCAGGTATTGTAATTGCTCGTAACGGTACTACAATATTACCAATCACCGCAGATCAACCACAACGTTTAGATTTTTCCGGTGAAGGTTATGTTGATACAGTTGAAAATACTAAAGATCTTACAGTATCAATTTCAGGCGCAGAAGGAGTTGTGTATTTAGTTCTACGTAAAGTTGCTGGGTATGCCACTAAGATTGAAACTGCAGAATTTAGCGTATACGATAACACATCGGTAGCAGGAGCATAACATGAAATTATTAGTCGATGAATTCAATTATGGCGAAGCAAGTCCAGTTAATGCAGTAATTACCGAAGCCGCGGAAGGTAAAGAGAAGAAGTATTTCATTGAAGGCATTTGGGCTCAAGCTGAATTAAAGAACCGCAATGGTCGTGTTTATCCTAAGAATGTTATGGAAAAGGCTCTTGGTAAGTATCAAGATCTAATTACTGCAAAACGCGCACTTGGCGAAATGTCACACCCAGATCATCCGCAAGTTAACCTTGAACGTGCCTCCCATTTGGTTGAGTCCCTTAAGTTTGATGGTAATAATGTAGTAGGTCGTGCACGTATTCTTACACACCTTCCAATGGGTAAGATTGCAAAGGGCCTAATTGATGAGGGTGTACCTCTTGGTGTTTCTACTCGTGGTTTAGGTTCTCTTGTAGAAAAGAATGGCGCTAAGTTAGTACAAGACGATTTTACTATTTCAGCAATTGATATTGTAGGAGATCCAAGCGCCCCAGAGGCCTGGATGACTGCAGTTATGGAAGGTGCTGAATGGGTTTATAATGCATCCACTGGTTCTTGGATGATTGCTGAGCAGGTTAAACATGATGTTAAGACTATTAATGCTAAACAAGTGGCTAATAAGCAGGCACAGTGGTTTAAGAAATTCTTAGAATCTATTGAATAATTAATGGATAAAGTGAATAAATTTATTTTATAAATAATAAAGAAAATTATATCTGAAAAGATATAGAATAGGAGACAATAATGAGTATTGAACAAAAGATTGCTGAGATGCTTGCTGAATCAAAGGCCGCTGCTCAGTTTGATCAAGAAGAACTAGTTGAAGAAGAAGTTGCCGTTGATGAAGTAGAAGACGTTGAATTAGACGAAGCTACTGATATCAGTGATCCTTCAAAGGGTTCTGAACAAAATCCAGAAAACAAAAAGAATGATGTTCGTAAGCAAGAAATTGGTGGCAAGTCAAACGTAGCTAATGTAGTTACTAAAGGCGCTTCTGCCCCTGAAGCTTCACATCTAAGTTCAGTTAAGGAAGATGTTGCTGCTCTAGTTAACGGCGAAGATCTTTCAGAAGAATTTAAGCAAAAGGCTGCTACAATTTTTGAAGCAGCTATTGTAACTCGGGTTAAGCAAGAAGTTGCACGCCTTGAAGAAGAATTTGAGCAACGCGTTGAAGAAGGCGTTGAGCAAAGATATGAGGGTCTTATTGAGAAAGTTGATGGATATCTCAACTATATTGTTGAGTCGTGGATTGAACAGAATGAAATTGCCCTTGAACGTGGTATGAAGTCAGAAATTCTTGAGAACTTTGTTCATGGTCTTAAGAACCTCTTCGAAGAAAATTATATCGATGTTCCTGAAGAGAAGTACGACCTACTTGGTGAAATGGAAGAAACAATTGTTGATCTTAAGGCCAAGCTTAATGAGCAACTTGAAGCTAATGTTGAGCTAAACAGTTTAATTGCTGAAGCGCAACGCGGTGAAATCATCGCCGAAGCTTGTTCAGGTTTAACTGATACTGAAGTAGAAAAGTTTGTTGCTTTAACAGAAGAACTTTCCTATGAAGATTCAGATACCTTCGCTAATAAGGTTCATACAATTCGTGAAAACTATTTCAATGTTAAGCCAATGACTAAGGTTATTGATTCTGTTGTCACGGACGAACCCGTAGTTCTTACCGAAGAAACTGCGCTTGATCCATCTATGAAGCGGTACGTAAGTGCCCTCAACATTTTAAAGTAAAGGAAATTATATGTCACGCCAAGATTTAGTTAAGAAGTGGGCTCCTATTCTAGAGCACACCTCATTACCAGAAATTAAGGATAACTACCGTAAGGAAGTTACAGCCGTTCTACTAGAAAACCAAGAACGCGAAATGGTCAAGCAAGCTGAAGTTCTAAACGAAGCTTCACCAACCAACAGCGGTGGTATGGGCCTAGCTATGGGTCATGCTGGTGCTACAACCGGTAGCGTTGCTGGTTTTGATCCAGTTCTAATCAGCTTAGTACGTCGTGCTATGCCACAAATGATCGCTTATGATCTTTGCGGTGTTCAGCCAATGACCCAACCAACCGGTCTAATCTTCGCAATGAAGAGCCGTTATAGCACACAAAACGGTGCTGAAGCTCTATTCAACGAAGCCGATACCGATTTCTCAGGTAAGGGCACCCACGCTGGTTCAAACCCAGTTGATGATCCTTTCACCTTTGGTACTGGTGTTACTACTGCTGAATCTGAGCGTCTAGGTCAAGGCGGTCAAGGTGATGGTAACTTCGCCCAGATGGCTTTCTCAATCGAGCGTACAAGCGTTACTGCTCAAACTCGTGCTCTAAAGGCTGAGTACTCAATCGAACTAGCTCAAGATCTAAAGGCTGTTCATGGTCTTGATGCTGAAGCTGAACTAAGCAACATTCTTTCAACCGAAATTCTAGCTGAAATCAACCGTGAAGTTATCCGTACTATTTACAAGGGCGCTAAGATCGGTGCTCAAGTCGGTACTGCTTCAGCTGGTGTATTTGACCTTGATGTTGATTCAAATGGTCGTTGGTCAGTTGAAAAGTTCAAGGGTCTAATGTTCCAAATCGAACGTGAAGCCAATGCTATCGCTCAACAAACACGTCGCGGTCGCGGTAACTTCATCCTCTGTTCAAGCGATGTTGCTTCAGCTCTAGCTATGGCAGGTGTTCTAGACTATGCACCAGCTCTAAGCACTGGTCTAAACGTTGATGAAGCTTCAACCACATTTGCTGGTGTTCTAAATGGTAAGTACAAGGTATATGTTGATCCATATTCTGCTAACCAAAGCGTTAACCAATTCGCTCTAGTTGGTTATAAGGGTACTTCAGCATTCGACGCCGGTATTTTCTATTGCCCATACGTTCCTCTCCAAATGGTTCGTGCTGTTGATCCTAACAGCTTCCAACCAAAGATTGGTTTCAAGACACGTTACGGCATGGTTGCGAATCCATTCATTGAACTAGATGGCGGTACTGCTGATCTAACTGTTGCCAATAAGAATTACTATTACAGAAAAATTTCTATCCGTAATCTTCTCTGATATTAATTCTAGTTATATGTTGTAATACCATGTAACAAATAAAAATACCGGGATTTTAGATCCCGGTATTTTTTTAACTGAATTTATAATTACCGCAGTCCCAAATTAAATCATATTTGTTATCAAACATATTTTCTTTTGCGGTTTTACTATGATCATAATTAAACATTGTCATAAGTTTCTGCTTTGTATATGATAAACGATGTTTAACGTCTGAGGTACCTTGTTTAAAGCCCCACCAAGTAGGACCTAGTACTTCTCGGTTAGTAAAAAAGTTACTATAACTAACATCAACTCCAGCAAGACGACGATCGGCATAACTAACTAAATTAGCACGATCTACTTTTGATAGCAATTTGCTTAAACCACCAATAATTTGAGTATTTAGCCTGCAAGCATATCTATGTAGTTCAGTTTCAATTGGATTAAATCTAGATTTACCAATACTCATAACTGATACTAATTCATTGTCATAAAATAATCCAATATGTCTTGATGATCCAACAAAACCAGCCAAGTGATTTTCTTCAAGAAATGATCTCGCTATGTTTGCATCAATATCAATAACTTTACATTTTCTTGCATAATATCTATAGTCGTATAAACCTAATTTTGATTTAATAATTGACTTCCAGATATTTTGTTTTACTTGATCATCCCATTCATGTTCAAAGATATGTAGTAATTGAATACCTTTACTTTCAGCAAGATTAGTTTTATCTACATGATAATATTTGTCTTTACTACCCGTGAATTCTGAATGATAATATAAACCATTAAATTCAATAGCTAAATTAGATTCTGGTATAAGAATATCAAGTTCTTTACCTTCTAAGATGGTTCTATCTTTTAATTTAAATTTAATGCCTAATGAATTAATAAAATCAATAAGTTCTTTTTCTTTATATGATGAACCATGTGAATGATTTAAATATTCATTAGCCATATCACAAGCTCTAAATAATGCATTTAACCATGATTGTGAAATACCAATATGATCAGCAATTTCTTTTCTAAAGGTTAAACCCAAACTATCGATATAAGTTTTAAACTGTTCTGGGTGATTTAATAGTATATCTTTGAATTCATCATTTATGTTAGATGTTTTTAGTAATCGATTAACCCGCGATAATCTAGCAATTTCTGGATTTTTCATACTATTTCTTGAAGATAAAACTAATCTACCTTCGGTTGTTTTAGACCAAGAATCTACGCCATATTTTTGAATATTGGCACGTTTAATCTTTTCAACATCTTGAAATGTATTAGTATACTTACCATTACTATTTTTTAATATAGTTGCTGATCTTTTATCAAGATATTCTTGAGTTTTTGAGTAATGATCAACACCATATTTTTCATTATATGTTTTTGTAATCTTTTGTTTGAAATCAATCTTTTTTTGATCATCCCATTTTTGGGATAAAACTTTCTTGCCTTCAGACGATTTAGCCCATGAATCAGTACCATATCGATCAATCATAGTTTGTTTACGACGATCTAAAGTAGATTTTGATTTTTGCATACAAGCTCTAGAGCAAAATTTTAACCATCCGCCAAATGGAGTTGAATGGATTAAATTTATTTTTCTTTTACCTTGAAATTCTAAATCAGAACCACATTCACACTTTGGCATATATCCAAGAATAACTGCCGCTGCTTTTTGATTTAAAGGTAAGTATACATACTCTGGATAATCAAGTAAATCCTGCTTTAAATCGGCGTCATAAATAGTAGTACCCCAAGTATTTGGATTTTTAACTTTATAATCAATTAATCGATCGCGCAATGACATTGGATTTAAGATTTAGTATGGTATATAACTATATATCATACTAAATCAACTAACCTAAATATTAATTATAAATATAGTATTAATAACCTGAGATATTATGGCCACTTTAACTTGCCCATTTCCAAGTAATATTAATCCTTTATCACCAAATGGATTTATGTTTAATATTACTAAGCTACCCCAAGTAAGCTTTTTCTGTCAACAGATTAATCTTCCTGGGATTATACTTGGCTCACCAGAATTTGGTAACCCATTTGTCACTCAACCTATTCCAGGTGAATCATTAACATATGAGACGCTTGATGTACAGTTTTTAATTGATGAGGATATGACAAATTATAAGTCAATTTATGATTGGATTATTGCTTTGGGTTTTCCACAAAATTACGAACAATATATTAAGTTTGTTAATGAAGACCAACGCGGTTTAATTGCGGAATTAGCAAAAAACTATTCAGATGGTGTATTACAAATACTAAATAGTAATAATAATCCAATTAGAACTGTTCAATTCCGTGATATGTTTCCTGTTTCGTTAAATTCATTAGTTTTGGCATCAACTAATAATGATGTTCAATATTTAGTTGGAAATGCTTCATTTAAGTTTGGATATTATGAATTTTTAAGCTGATATATAGAATATAGTATTTTTGAGGTTATTATG